TTCTTGATAAGACCTTCTGGATTATCTGCAACGGGGCCGAATAGATAAGTCTTCGCAGTAAATCCTAAAGTATAAACAATAGTTCTACGAGTCTCAAAACTACCTTCATACTGATCACTTTGATTTATACTTTCTAAAACAATTGGTATATCTTTTTTCTCACCAATTGAATCAATTAAATTAATTGTAATATTAAATGATGGTTGAAAGTATGGAACTATTTGTTCTAATATCTGTAATGCATCATCACTTAACTTAGCCATAATACTAAGTTCAAATGCAACATTATATGGAACAGGCATATAAACTTTCTTTGCAGTTGTTCCACCCTTTGCAAGAAAAGTTTGTGCGATTCCTGTTTTACGAGTTGGATCATATTGTATTCCCTGCATTTCAAAAGATAATCTGGGAAGAGTTATTGCGATCTCTCTTTCTAAATCTGGTTGTTGTTGAATTCTTGCCAAAAATTTCTGCATTGGCCCATACGCCAAAGGAACTTTCATGACACTGAAGTTTGAGCCACTCGTATCCTTATGTCGGATGTTAATATTATTAAAGAGAGTTCCGAAACCGATAACTGTCTTTCTTAATATTTCATGGTAGAAGTAAGTACCTAACATATCAAAGCTTTCTAACTATTTAGAATGTTCCGAACGGATTGCCTTCAGAGAAGTCCAAAATGGCATCAGCCTCGGACTCAAAGTTTGCATTATCATTATATTGATTCGCTTTAAACTCATCATTTGGATAACTATTTGGTTGATCATAATTCACAGATTCAATGATATAAACCGCACCAGATTCATTACCTGTAATTCTTTCACCAACTTGGAATTGCATTGCAGTTAGCATACTGACATCAAGAGTTCTAGAACTTTCATCCCATACCTTGACTCTTGCAGTTTCACCAGAACTTGAGGATACTTGAACTGTTTCATTAAAGATATAATTACCATCTGCAATCGTTGATGCAACACCAATTGATATTGTTGGTGCAACAGTATATCCAGCACCAGCGTTACTAATTCTCACAGATCGAATCGTTCCACCAACCATGACTGCTTCCGCAGTTGCATTAGTTCCTCCTTCAGGAGCAGTTCCAATCGCAACATTTGGAGTTGTAGTGTAACCTGATCCTCCAGAGGTGATGGTAACAATACCTACAGAACCTAGAGATGTGATGCCAGCAGTCGCTATACCCGTGCCTGGCACGGTTATGGTGGGTATTCCTATGTATCCACTGCCAGGATTGATTAAAAGAATTCTGTCGATAGATTTACCAGTTGCAATACCTGTTCTCTCTGTCATGATCGCAACCGCAGTTGCTTCTGTTCCTACAGATGTTGTGATACCAATTGTAGGTGCAGCAGCATATCCAAATCCATCATTCTGTAAAAATATCTGTTGAACTCCACCAAAGACTACAGTTGTATTTGCAGTTGCAGTGCTACCTATACCAGCAAGTATTAGTCTTGCAGAATAACCATCTGTTTGAACAACCTTATCGATTGTTTCAATATTAGTATCGATAACTTCATCTTCATATTCAAATACTTCACATGTAAGTTGATAAGTATAATTCTTTCTTAATTGATAATTTGGTTTTTCAAACTCAACATATTTAATCTCAAATAATTTTTTACCCAAAGGTGCAAATATCAAATCACCTTCTCTTGGTCGGTTTGATATTTCATAATCATCTTCTTGTTTTTCTAAAAAGGGTGCGACTGACTCTTCAAACCTTTCTCTTGAGATTACAAATGTCGCTTCTGTGGTAACTCGAATACCAAATTTTGTCAATATATCTCCTTGTCCAGCATATCCATCAACATTCATGAGATATGCTTCGAGAGGAAATGCCTGATCAAATCTTGATTCAGTCACTTCTCTCATAATGGTTCTAGATGTCATTAACTTTCGAGGAATGTAATGACACTCCTGTCCGTACATTCTTAACTGTTCATTAATTAAGTCTTGTACTAAACCTTGTTCTGACTCAGAACCCTGTAGGAAAAAAGGATTTAACATTATCCAATCATATCTAGTGGAGGCATTTCATAATCACTTGACATCTTAGCTCTGATTTCATCCAACTCTCTGACACCATCATCATAGATTTGACGACCATTAAGTTGAATACCGCCAGGCAATTGAACTCCTTGGAATTTAATCAAGTTTTGACCCCACTGTTTTTTACATAATGCTGTGAAATATCTTTTTAAAAATGGATCATTATACACTTTTGTAAAATCATTCGGATCTAAGATTCTAAAACAATCAATAACAAAGAAATCATCCACGTTTAAGACACCAAAATCTGCATCGATATATAAACGATCTTGACGAATATTAAATCTATATCTCATATCAGGATTCAATAGAAAACTTATATCCTCAAGATAAGTCTGAACCATTGTATATTGAAGAAGATCAACAGATCCAAAAGCATATAAGTCATTCAAGAACAACTGATATCGAATATTAAACAGTCCATCATAAACTGTGTCTGATCTAATTTTAAATATCTGATTAACTCCAATCACTGATGGTGGCATCTGTAGATAGTTTTGATTCTCTTCAAAATCAAAACTTGTTGATAATCCAACTGTTGATGTCCCAGTGGTTGTTGTAATACCTAAGTTTGTATTTCCACCTCTCGCTTGACCTCTATCAATATCATCTTGTGTAATTTTATATTTTAAATACATTCTTGTGATACCATCATAGTGTCTTTCTTGATACACTTGCACAGCATCATCTAACAGATCAGAGAATTGCTCATCTGCAACGTTAATTTCTAAGACAGGAAATCCAAGCTGTCTTTTTGCGTAATCTATTAAACCTTCTCTCGAACTTGGTTGAGCCATTCTTCACCTCTAAGTTGAAATACCTGTTCTGACAAGAACATTACCCTCTATAATTTTAAAGAAAGTAGAACCAGAACTCACATTGACATCATACAGATATCTACCTTCAGCTAAACTTCTGGTTACTGTTGAACCCATAGACAGAGTAACTTTTCCGTCTGTGTCTCCAAGTGATACGCCAAAAGTATTTGCAGTTCCAATCGAAGACTTTTTCATATTGCTTGTTCCAGTATAGTTAGTAAAATTTATACTTGAACCAGCAGAAGTTTTGATTGTAAAAGTGGTGTTAAAATCAGCACCAGAAAATATGGTTAGATTTACACCCATTGGAACGGCAACATCTGGATCAAATGTGATTACCTGTTGTGCCATTTTTTTAATTATTTAGTTTCTGAACAAGAGTAGATAGAAGATCCTTAATATCTCCCAACTCACTCTTTACATTATCAAGATCTTCTTTCATTTGATCTAACTCATTATTTTTATTTTTGACGACCTTTTTACGTTTCATATAATCAAGATAAGCCTTCTTATCACGATTGACAATCGCTGTTGAGTCTGAATCTCGATAGAGTCCAGACTTACCTTCAACTGGAGTATAATTTGACATTATGCTAGTGCGATTGCTCTAAGATCTTTGATGAAAGGTGGTTGTGCCTGATTTGTTCCAACCATATCAATCTTAATTTGGAATTTAGTAAATGGTGATATATCCTCAATTGTGAATTCATAATCTTTAAATTCTTCAGAAAGAGCTGGAGTCACATTATCATCAGGTTTTCCATTGTTATTTGACTTATTAATAATATTACCAAACTCATCAATATTATCGAAGCCAGGGAATAGTTCAAAGTCTCTATCCATACTATTTTCACTAGATCCTTCAGTAATTGTTTTGAAGAATACACGAATATCAGAACTATTTCTTCGATAAGAAGCAAACTGAACTTTAATAGTTGTTGCTGGATTTTCTAGAATTACAAGATTTGAAACATAAGATGATGCACAAGGATCGTCACCTGTTTGATTTACTCTTGAATCAGATGCAAAATTAGTGACAGGACTATTGATTCTATTTGTAGTTAATATTGTACTAACTCTATCTAAGTCAATCACAGGTGAAACATTTGGATTATCACTTGATAATAGAACTTCAAATGTCATCGATTTATTGCCAGGCAAATCAGATAGTTGTCTGCTTTCATTTACTTTAGATGCGATCATTCGAGGTGTTTCAAAATGATTTTGATCATCAATTGTAATTGATTCAAATCCTTGATCTACGAAGGATGTTTCAGATCCATCAATACTTGTTGCTGAAACTGTTCTAACTCTAGCTGCAACGGATGTTCCATTTGGTGTGATAGTTTGAACATTAGGTGTTAATGTTTCAAACTGAACATTTTGTGATGCAGTTACTTTTGATCCACCACCACGTTTTGTAGTTGAGAAGAAACGATTTGGTAATGATCCACCATTTCTATCTTCACCATCAGCATCCATATTTACCTTGATATGATAGAAGTCTAAATCTTTTGAATCCACAACGGTTGCTGCTGGACTATTCATATCATGAGTTTTATTAATTCTTCGGAGAGAAACTCCAGAGAACTCATACTTCTTAATCTCTTCACCAGATGAGTGACTTGACTTAACAGTATCATCAATACCTCTGGTTGTGATGCCAGTGATTGATCCGTTTGTAACTCCTGTGTAAGATATAATCTCATTTCCAAGAATTGCATATCCAAAGTTTGTTGTTCCAACACCTACACCTTCAAAGGTTGCAAAGTTAGATGAGGAAACAACAGATATATCTGATGAGGAACTTGTATCATAATCAGCGGTAAGTTTTGTAGATGGAACATCTGAATCAACTCCACCAATCTTAACCAAGTTATTGAATGAATGTAATCCGTGAGCTCTATGATTAACCTTAAAGTGTAATCCATCATTAGTTTGATTCACATCAATTGATGCAATCGTAGATCCACTTCCAACTGTCTTTCCGTCAATTCCAAGAACAGTTGATCCATTATTAAATCCAAGTGTTCCAATACCTGTGACAAATGAACCTTGAATATTATCAACAACCAAACTATTAGTCGCAGTAATTAATCCAACAGATAGAACAGCACCACTTCCATTTCCAAGACCAAGTGTTCCAATTCCTAAAGTGTCACCGACTGCATAATTACTACCACCATTTGTAAAGGTAACAACACCAACGACTCCATTTTCTACACGAACGTTACCAATAATTCCACTTCCCTCACCAGTCTGAGTTTCCATTGGAATATCAGTGTATAAGAAGTGACCACTGGCAGGAGTATATCCAGCGCCAGGATTAGTAATAGTAACATCATTTGCACCATTGATAGTTGCAATACCAGCAGTGTTGATAAGAGTTGCAGATGCGTTTAAGTTATTAAACTGACTGATTGTAACGCCAGGCACTAATCCAGCAGTAGGAGTTGTTGATAGTGCAGTTGATAATCCAATAACTGCCTTTCTAGAAAGTGATTGAATTGAGTTCTCTGGTAAAGTAATAATTTGATCATTACCTTCAGATAACTCTGGACTGAAGAATCTACTTACGCCTGGATTTGTATTGAAGACTGCCTTACGAATCGTAAATTTAAGATCTTCATACTGACTTGCATCCCAAGTAACACCGTTCTGAGACTTGAATAAAGATCCTAAGTATGGTTGCTGACTAATAATAACCTGTTGTTCATCAGGTAATCCAGCAGTGGATATATCCACCTCACCCATTCTTGATATCCAAACTGTATAATTTTCAGAAGCTGATAATAGAACTAATGCATAACGTGATTCACCTTGCAAATAAACAGGAGAATCAAACGTGAATGTTGTTGGAGTTGATGCATCATCTGATAAATCAACCTGACTTGGATCTAAAGTTACAACACTAAAAGGTAATATCTTACTTGTAGGTAATCCAGTCTCAACAGTTCTAATCTGTAGTGTTACAGGTAATTCTTCATCCTTTCCTCTGAAGAAACAATCAACAGATGTAATAAAGATACCACTACTGTCATTTACAGTGAATGATTGTGCTAATGGATCATCATCAAATTCAAAGAACCGTCCTGTAAGAACTGATTCAGAATCACGTTTTCTTGTGATTCTATCATTAACAATTCTTTGATCTGATACACTCAATCTTTCAATTTGAGGAACTTTAGTACTTAAAATTTGAGCTTGAGTATTTTCTAATATACCAGAAGCTGCAAAGTTTGCTTCAGCTGATCCTGTAACAGTTCCAGATACTTTAGAATTGACGGGACTTGTAGTTAAACGAAGTGTTTTTGTACCAGTTTCAAATCTTGGATTTGCATCAATATTTGGATTTGGTATTTCATAACATGATGTTAATTGACCTATACCATCAGAAATTAATCTAACATCAGATACTGTTGCTTCTGCACCACTTGTTTGACCAATTAACTTTAGATTTTTCGCAGCATGTCCAAAGAATGTACCTTGAACCTGAGTTGCAAGACTAAATGTATCAACATTTAAAATAGTTGATGATGTAGAATATACTGTTGAAATACCAACATTACTTTGATATGGATTTAATGTACTAACTTTGGTTGGTGCATTATATGGGCCTTCTTTATGATTTGGTGCAGCTAATCTAAATATAAACTTATTGTCACTTGATTTGACAGTCTCTCCAGTTTGGAATATGCCTGAAGTCATATTAACTTCAAGGAATTTTGGTGTAGTAAAATTAGTTACATCAACGTTATCAAAATAAACATAGAAACGAGTTCTAGGTTTCATTCTATGAGTTATAACTTCAATGTCTCTCTTTCTCATGAAAGGAACAACATCACGACTTAGAACTTTACTTCCTATAACTTCGCTTGT